GTGGATCAGATCGATAAACCGGGGTATTACGCTGTCATTCCGGCAAATGTGCGGTATGATAAAGAGCTTTCTGCTCAATCAAAATTAATCTACGCTGAAATTTCATCACTTGTGAATGCGAAGGGCTATTGCTGGGCTACTAATCAGTATATTGCCGAGATGTACGGATTAACAAAAGAGAGCATTTCTCGGTGTATTTCTCAGCTTGAAAAAAATGGATATATTTCTACTCAAATTATCAAAAAAGACAAACAAATTACTGAAAGACGGATTTTTTTATCAATAGCTATTGACAGAAAAAACAATACCTACCCCGAAAAAAGTCAAGACCCTCTTGATAAAAAAGTCAAAAACCCTATTGACGAAAAAGTCAAGGAGAATATTAAAGAATTTAATACTAAATTTAATATTAAAGAAGAAGAAGAGGGGAACGGTTTTAAAAAACCGTCCGCCACACATTTAAAAACTCAATTTCAAAAACCTTCAAAAGAAGAACTCGAAAAATACTTTATTCAGCATTTTGCCGAAAAAGGCTTTGTTCAAGAGTCGGCACTGATTCAATCTGAAAAATTTCTAAACTTTTATGACTCAAAAAACTGGTTTGTCGGGAAAAACAAGATGAAAGACTGGAAAGCGGCAGTCCGAAACTGGGCGATCCGATGCCTTGAGGATAGAGAGCGGATTTTAAAGAAAAAAAAGCCTGAAAAATATTCTACTGTCCATTCAAAAACGCCTGAAGAATGGGCGCTTATCAGCGAAAAAAACAAGCGGGAGTATGACGAGAAAAACCCTTTTATAGAAGACGATAACAGCGGGGATTTTAACGACGATATGTTTGCGGAGGGCTTGAAATGACGGCGTTAAAAGATTTAATAGGCTTTCATTTTGAGAAACCGACTCAGGAAGAGCTTGAAAAATTGAAGATTTCTGAAGAGGAAGACCGGAAAAAGGAATCGATTAAACGGACAAACGCTTTTATCGAGCGGAAAATCGGGCTTGAGTTTGTCGGTAAGGTTTTTAACGGGTTTGAGTTTCAAACTGAGGATATCAGAAAACAGGCGGTCAATTTTCTTGAAAATCAAGACAGGGATTTTATCGTTTTCAACGGAAAGCCAGGGACAGGAAAAACGCATCTGGCAGCTGCATTGATTTATCGGTTTGTGACAAAATCGATTAACTCTGGAAAGTCTATCGAGCAGACTCTTTCGGAAGTCAATTACTTCAGGGCATCGGATTTTATCGAAACGATTAAAAATATGTGGAAGCATGGGGAAGATACAGAGTATTATATCAAGTTTCAAAACAATTTCAAGTTTCTTATCATTGACGAAGTGGGCGTGTCTTACGGCACCGAAACTGAGGAAAATATTTTTAACCGATTGATTGATGATCGCTATCGGAATAGAAAGGGGAAAACGATTATCATTTCTAATCTGGATGAATCGGGGCTTGAAAAATATATCGGGTTTCGAAGTCTTTCTCGGATTTATCAGCGCGGGATAATCTGTAATTTTCAAGGATCAGATAAACGGGCAGTGAAAAAAATCACGATTGCGGGGTGAAAAAATGAATCAGGTTGAAGAAATTAAAAAACAAAACCTTGAATCCATCAATTGGGCTCAGTATGAAAAATTCTGTTATAAAGTGGCGCATGCGGTGGCAAAAAAATATCAGGTGCCGTTTTGCGAACTCCAAGGGTACGCTTGGGAAGGTTTTGAGGAGTGCAGGGAAAAATATAACCCTGAAAAAAACCCTCATTTTATTGGTTTTTTAAAGATGAAACTGAATTATTATCTCATTGACAAGCTCCGGCAGGAAAAAAGACCCGGGACCAGGGCGAGAGGGAAGACAAAAAACAAAGAATCGGCTGTCAGAAAAGACAGTATTTATTTTTCAGCCATGGAAGATACTCTTACTGTGGAAGTGGATTATCTAGAAAATTATCTTGCCAGAAAAAAGGCTGAAAGGATTGAAGAACCGACTTTATTTGATATGAAACTTTACTGCGGAGCGGGAGCATGAAAAAAGATGAATTTTCTGAATATGATGTTTTTATGACAAAGTTTATTCTCGAACGAGATCAAAACACTTGTCAGTTCTGCCTCCGTCCTGCTGATGAGGCTCATCATATTTTTACAAGGGCTTTTAAGTCTGTCCGGTTTGAAGAGATGAATTTGGTATCTGTCTGCCGTGAGTGTCATACGCTTATTCATGCAGGAAAAATCGGGAAAAAAGAGATTGAGAAACGGATGGTGAGAAAATATGGGAGTCATTGGAGTGATCAGCTTGAAGAAAAAGCCGGAAAGGTTTTATTATGGGCTGAAATAAAGAAAAACGCTGAAAAAATAAAGGAGAAACTGAATGGGAGTTTGTTTTAAACTACAGGAAACAATAAAATCGATTCGGAATAAAGATGAAAATAGAAAAAAACAAATAGAAGAATATCTTGAGTTTAAGAGAAAAATAAATGAAAAAACAATAACAGGGTGGAAACTTGGATCAGAAAAACTCCAAATGCAATAGAGAGACTGAGGTTTATAGTCGTATGGTCGGGTTTTATAGACCTACAAAGCTTTGGAACAAGGGGAAAAAGCAGGAATTTTTAAAAAGAAAAACTTTTTTATTAGAAAAACAAAGGGAGGAACTGAAAAATGAAAGATGTGATACTGGGGAAGGATCTGTCGTTTGACCCTAAAAAAAGGGTGAAATTATCAAACGAAGATAAACTGAAAGAGATTGAGAAACGGATTAAGGATGAGAGGGCGAAAGGAAGCGAGACTTCGGCGTATCTAAATATCAGTATGATTTCGGTTGACGGTGTAAAAAAAACGAAACGGCTGAAAAGACTCGGACGGACTGAATGCTTGGATATGAAAAAGCTTTCTGCAGTTTTGAAACTCAGGAAAAATGAGTTTTTTGAATCAGGATTTCTGATGCTCCAGATTTGTAAAAGAGGGACTCCGTTTTTTACCACTATCTTAAGCGGTGATGAAATATGAAACTGAAAGAGGAATTAAAAAAAATAATTGAACTGAGGACCATCAGCGAAAACGGGAATCAGAAGGTTGATTTAGAACTTTACCAGGTGAAAAAAAAAGAAGGGGTGAGCTGGCAGACGGAGGTAAATATTAAAAAAGGACTGGTTTATCATTTGGTTTGCTGGTTTATGGAAGGATGTCTCATGCCTGTGAAATTTTACAGGGAAGAATCGGTTGATTTGCTGAGAGCTTAAAAAACAATTGGAGGAGAAATGAGTATTAATCAAGTGGTTTTGACCGGAAGGCTGACGGCTGATCCGGAGATAAAAGTAACCGGAAGCGGAATGAGTGTTGCGGTTTTTACAATCGCAGTGGATGATTTTGTAAAAAATGAGAAAACAGCCTATTTTTTTGAAATCAAAACTTTTGGAAAAACGGCTGAGAATGTTCAAAAATGGGTCAGGAAAGGAAGTATGATCGGGATCACTGGGAAACTTACACAGGAGCGCTGGGAATCAAAGGAAGGCGGAAAAAGAAGCAAGGCAACTGTCCTTGCCGAGATGGTTCATTTTCTCCAGCCGGTTCAAAAAGACGAAAACAGGAAACAGAATCAGGCAAAACCTGAAAAAAACAATATTTCAGAAGATCATTATTACGAAGAGGAAGGCGGTCTGCCGTTTTAGGGGGAGAGATGGAGCGAAATATTCAGTTTGACTATATCAAACTATTAAAACATTTCGGAATAGAGAAGCAGCTGAAAAAAACAAGGGAAGAATTGATTGAGCTTTTGGCGGTTTTGGATAAGTGGATAGAGGGCAGGGAATTTGAAGCCAGAGTGCTTAATGAAATCGCTGATGTTAAAATCATGATTGAACAGCTTTCCCTTATTTTCGGGATAGAAACGGTTGAAAAGGCAGTTTGTAAAAAAATTGACCGGACTTTCAAGCGGATAGAAGAGGGGTATTATCAAAAATGACAAAATACAGGGCAAGAAAAACAGGCGGATTCGACTCAAAAAAAGAGTTTGAACGGTTTATGGTGTTGAAAGACAGGGAGAAAAAAGGCAAAATCTCAAACCTTGAAACTCAAAAACCGTTTCTCCTGATTGATAAAAATCCGTTTTTCCGCTCTGTCAAATACATTGCCGACTTTGTTTATACTGAAAACGGACAGCAGGTTATTGAGGATGTGAAAGGGTATCGGCGGGGTCAAGCTTACCAGCTTTTTAAGATCAAGCAGAAGCTGATGTATGAAAAATATAAAATACTGGTAAAAGAGATATGAAGGGCAAGGTTATAAAACTGGATAAAGCTAAAAACCTTGTCCTTTTTCAAATTTACGGCTGGGTTGGACTGAAAGAAGAACAGTTTTTTGAGATCAAAAAGGAAAAGAAAATCCGATCACTTTCTCAAAATGCACTTTACTGGCTTTTTTGCGAGTTTACAGGAAATGAGCTTTGTATGACCCGGGATGAAATCCACGAAGGATTTAAATCGCTTCACTTAAAGAAAACAGAAGAGAGAAACGGAAAACGGTTTGAGACTTTTCAAAGCACGGCTGACTTAGACAGCTTTGAGTTTACTCAGTATCTTGATAAATGCAATCTGACGGCTATAGAATACGGAGTAGATACCAGCAGTTTTTGGGCGGATTATGAAAAAAACTATCTGCCGTTTTAAAGGGGGAAGAATGATTTTTAATACAAAAGCGTTTGAGATGTTGAAAGATTTTTATTATGGGCTTTTTTACCAGGCATGGATTAACAGTTATGAGTTTCGGGAAACACTTGACTCTATTTTATGGAGTATCGGGAATGAGTATAATTTGACCTTGTTTTATAGGGATAGAGGGCATTACTCATCTTTTTATGTCATTATCGACGGCACTCCTGAATTTATTATGAATTATATTTTTGATATCGGTGAAAAATACAGGCTTGATACAAAAGAAAAATTAACGGTATTTTTAAAAAAACAGGTTATTGAAAATATGAAAGAGAGAGGTTTTATCGGTGCCTGAAAAAAGTGTTCAAAAGACTGTTCAAAAGAATCCTAAAAAGAGTAAAAAAAAGACTGTAAAAAAGAAAAATAAGGTTTCTGACGATGAAATTATTGAACACGCTAAAGACCTTTATCTGACTGTGAATGAAGAGGGCGGACATAAGTATTCTTTTCGGGAAATTGAACAAATCCTGAACAAAGAGCTTGGTGTTCAAAAAAAATACAACACAATCCAGAACTGGGCGAAAAAAAACGACTGGGAAAGACTGTTTCAGGATTCAAAAAATCTCGGCATGGAAAAAGCGATTAATGAGAAACTGGATAAGGAATCGGCTATCATAGACAGGAAGTCTGACGAGGTGGCAGAGAAGTATCAGGCATTGAACGAGGTTTTTAAATCGATTGCCGGAGAGTTTATCAAAAGGAAGGCTGATAAAAACTTTTTGAAAGATGTTCCTGTGAAGGATTTGTCGTATATTCTCAATCAGACACTGGATAGGCTAAAAAACTTTCTTGACCTGGACAATCCTAAAAAAGACAAACTGGACGATATTCTGGATGAACTCAAAAAACTCTAAATTATTTTCACCGAAACAGATTGAAGTGATCCGGTATGATAATAAAAATAGTCCGGTGATTACAATCTGCGAAGGAGCGGTCAGGAGCGGAAAAACAACCGTTCTTTTATGGCTTTTTATCAATCATATTCATCAGTTTAAAAATCAGAAAAAAAAGTTTATCATCACCGGCTACACAATCGGCACCGTGAAAAAAAATGTGCTGGATGAGATGACGGCAATATTCGGGATTGATACAACCCTGAATCAGCAAAACGAGTTTCAGCTTTTTGGCAATAAAATTGTCTGCTTCGGCACCGATAAGGCGGATAGTTATAAGGCGATTAAAGGGCTGACCGCTTACGGATGGCTTGGAAACGAGATGACGGAACAGCATAAAACAGCGGTTGACCAGTGTTTTAAACGGATATCAGGACTGGGAGCAAGGGTTTTTTGGGACACAAACCCCAGCTATCCAAAGCATCAGATCAAAACAGAATACATAGACCGCTCGGGCGAAAAGCTCTCTGACGGCAGAATATGGCTGAAAAGCTGGCATTTTATTATGGATGACAATATTTTCCTGTCTGAAGAGTATAAGGAGTCTTTAAAAAAATCTATCCCAAAAGGGCACCTTTACGACAGGGATGTTTTAGGGCTTTGGGTATCGGCTGAGGGAATGATTTATAAGGATTTCAACCCTGATATTCATGTGATTGATATTGATTCTACTGTAATAAACAGGATAAAAGAAGTTTTTCTGGGTGTGGACTGGGGTTTTGAGCATCACGGAGTCATCAATGTAATCGGAAGAGACGATGACGGGGCTTTTTACCTTTTGGAAGAGATAGCCGAGCGGGAAAAAACGATTGACTGGTGGATAGAAATAAAAAACCGTGTGATCGGGCGGTATTATAGGCAATGGACAGGGCTTTCTTTCTGCGACTCGGCAAGACCTGAATATGTCATGCAGTTTGGAGGCTTGGAAGCAAAAAAAGAAGTTGTCGAGGGGATCAGCTTTGTTTCCAGTCTTTTTTCAAAAAACCGTATTTTTATTTCAAGGAATGCGAAGCGGATTTTAAGTGAAATCTACGAGTATCAGTGGAACGAAAAAGCCTTGAAAGAGGAGCCTGTTAAAAATAACGATGACTCGCTAGATGCCCTGCGCTATGGAGTTTATTCTTATTATCTGAAAACTGTCAATCAGATTAGTTTCACCGGTGGGCGAAGAATGCAGAGCGACAATATTTTAAGAGGGTTTTAATCAAACCTCGCCGTGGTTTTGTTTAAACTCTTCAATCGCTTTTAAAATTAATGCTGTCATATTATATCGAGTGTATTTATCAGCTAATAACTGTATTTCCGATTTCTCTGATTTTGTTATTTTTATGATGATTTTTTCAGTTTTTAACTCTCTTTCCATTTAATTAACCTCTCCGTGGTTCTTTTTGAATTCTGCTAACGCAAAAGCATATAAAGAACTAATATTCCCTGATGTGTATTTTTTTGAAAGTTTAGCAACTTCCTCTTTTTCTTCTTTTGTCAGTTTAAAGGAAACTGTTTCTGTTTTTAATTCTTTTTCCATTTATTGCTCGTTATGATTTTTTTCAAAATAATCAATAGCTCTAATAATAAAAGCGGTCATATTTCCTCTGGAATGAATTTTTGACAATTCTCTTATTTTTTCTTTTTCTTCTTGAGTAATTTCCATAATTAATTTCGTTTTTTCGTTACTCATATTTAATCTACTTTATTATTTTGCTTAAAATACTCAATCGCTTTGAAGATAAAAGCGGTCATACTTCCTCTACCGTATTTATCGGCAAGGTTTTGAAGCTCTTTTTTTTCTAAAGATGTCATTAAGACTGTAACTCTTTCTTTCTTTTCCATAAAAACCCTTTATAATATTAGTCTAATTAAAATATAATAAAATTACAATAAAATACTTTCCTTTATTAAAAATTATAATTATATTACAATAAAATGTAAATTAAATTATAATTTTAAAAGGAGCTATCTATGGAAAATATCAAGTTCACAAAAAGAGAGAGAAAGGATTTAAAAAGCATTATGGAAGAGTATTTTAAGGCGTGCGTGGAGGGAATCGCTTTAGACGGCTCGGATTTTCAGGATTTAGAGAGACTGGTTTTATTCAGGAAAAAAGTGATATTGTTTTTAAGAAATTTAAATCAATAGTTAAAATCCGGTGCCGACTTCTATTTGCGAATAGGAGCGGATATGAAAGATTTATATAGTAGAGAAACGGCATATAACAGTTATCTTAATTTTTTTAAAAGCCTGCCTGACCCTGATAAGGTTTTGACTGAAAGAGGGCTGGATATTTCGGTTTACCGTGATTTGTCTTATGATCCCCATGTGGAAGCGTGTATGACCAGCCGTGAGGCAGGAGTGCTTCAAAATGAATGGATTGTTGAGCCTGTATCAAACAGGGGGCAGAATAGAAAGGCAGTTGATTTTATTACAGAGATTTTCAAAAACATAGACATAGAGAGGGTTTTCCGTGAAATCCTTGAAGCTGTGTATTTCGGATATGCGGTATTAGAGAAGAAATATAAGCGGGACGGTGGTTCGATTGTTTTTGAAGATATTGTCGGCAAGCCTCAAGAGTGGTTTCGGTTTGACACGGAAGGACGGCTCCGGTTTCTCTCAAAATCCAATATGCTGGAAGGCGAGATAGTGGATATGCAGAAGGTGGAGCTTGTGAGATACCGTTCAAGTTACCGGAATCCATACGGAGAGAGAAAACTCGCCCGGATTTTCTGGACAGTGGCTATGAAAAAAGGCGGGATGAAGTGGTGGCTCCAGTTTGCTGAAAAATACGGCTCGGTTTTCATGTATGCAAGAGTATCAGGCACTACGGAAGATATTGATAAAAAAAAGTATAACACTTTACAAATGCTCGATGATATGGTGAATAGTGCTGTGGGTGTTTTCGGTGTGGGGGATGAGATCGAAACCCTTAATTTTGACCGTTCAGGAAATGCCGTATTTCAGGATTTGATCGCTTTCTGCAATGCTGAAATCTCAAAAGCGATTCTGGGGCAGACTCTTACCACTCAGACAGATGGAAAAACAGGCACTTATGCCCAGGCAAAGGTTCATCAGGAAGTGAGAAAAGAGATTTTGGATGCTGATAAGAAAATGGTTACCGCAGTGATGAACCGGCTGATTTGGGATATTTTATCAAAAAACTTTAACTTATCTGAATACCCTGTTTTCACTTTCTACGAGGAAGAGGATATTCAAAACGACAGGGCAGAGCGGGATACGAAACTCAAACAGGTGGGGGTATCGTTCACAAAACAGTATTTTATCGAAAACTACAATATGAAGGAAACGGATTTTGAGGTTTCCGAGACTCCTCTTTTCCCTGAAAACACTCCGCAGTTTAGCGAGAGTAAAAAAAAAACGGTGATTTTATAAGCTTTTCTGATGAACTGGAAGGAGTTTTTGAGGAAGCGGGCAAGATTGAACGGTTTGTTTTGGAAACCAAAGATGAGTTTAATAATTCATTCCGGTTTCTTTTAGAAAAAATCAAAAAATCTATCAAAAACAGTTTTGACGAATCCTTGAAAAACTTATCAAAAATTAAATCGGTTGAAATCGAAGACAATTCAAAATTATTTATGATTGCTCACATGATCGGGCGGATTTATGCCAGGCTTCAAAGCCGTTCGGGTGCCAAGGCATTTTCAGAGTTTGATTATTACCTTGATATCGACTTCCTGAAAATGAAGGTTCCGATGACAAAAGAAAAATGGAAAACGATTGAGCAGTCTCTGAAAGACTATTTTTTCACAGTGGCAGGGCAGACGAAGGAAGAAATAATTGAGGCAATTAAGCAGAAACTTATCAGCGTGAAGGAAAGCGGAGGCGGTTTTAAGGATTTTGAAAAGGAAATCCAGTCTTTAAACCTTGAAAAAGCGGTTCACCCGCTGGTTTATTGGCAAAATGTGGGAAATTGTCAAGAAGCTGGGCGGTATGCTCAGATGATGGATGATATTGATATCGCTCCCTATTGGCAGTATTTAGCGGAAATGGACGATTCAACAAGACCAAGTCATGCAGCAATGAATATGAAAGTTTTTAGATATGATGACCCGATTTGGGATATTTGGTACCCTAAAAACGGTTTCGGGTGCCGTTGTATGGTGCGAAGCCTTTCTCCTGAGTATCTGGAGCGGAAAAAATATCAGGTGGAGAAAGGATCAGCTTTTAAAGACTTGAAACCCGACAAGGGATTTGAGGGGAATGTGGGGAAAAGCCTTGATTACTGGAAGAAAAATAAGAATCAAAAGATTGAAAAAAATACCGATTCTTTAAAAATGAAAAATAAAGATATAGAAAAAGCCTCTGAAATCCAGAAAAACTTTGAAGAAAATCTGTGAAAACTGGATTTATCGTCAAAAGAAAAACTGGTCGAAACATTTCCATTACTTTGGAATTCTAATAAAGAATTAAAAAAACATATTGCTAAACGACTTAATGACAGACAAATTAATTCTAATTCACCTGAAATAGATTACATAAAAAAAACATTTGAAACTCTTGAGAAAAGTGTTAATATTATATATGAGAAGCCTAAGAAAAATACTGTTAGAGACTGGCATAAGATTGTTTATAATAAAGAGAGCCAGTGGGCTGTTATTGTAGGAGAAAATGGTAAGATTATAACCAGTTTTCCTTTAGACGAAGCGTATAAAGAATATTTAAAAAAGCAGGAGAATAGTTATGAATTATATTCAATCAAAAAACAAGAAAACGATCGATATAAAAGAGTATTTGAAACGATATCAAACTGAAATTGATTTTTTTGATTTTTACGATGATTCAGAGGCTACAATTGCATTAATAAAAAGAGAAAAAATAGAAAAGAATGAGAAATGGTTATCAGAAGAAGATAAAAAGAAATTATATGAAATAGATAAAAAAGCAATAGAACTTTATCATGAAAATAAAAATAGTAATGAAGACTATAAATGTTTTAGTATAGAGTTTTTAGAGTCTATTGTTAAAATCGCTTCAAAATTTGCTAAAAAATATGAAAAATCTCAAAAAAATCTTGTTTTACATTAAAAGCCTGATATAATTCAGGTTTTTTATTCTTTCTAAAATTATCAATTTATTTTTTTTCTCGTTCCGACTTTAAATCCGTAACTCCTTTTTTGGTTGTTTTTTTTTCAGTTTGCGCACGGGGTTTTTTCTCCTCCAAAGAAAGTTTGTCCCCGTGCGTAAAATCTTATTTTAGGAGAGTTTATGAGGGATATCAGGGTCGGCGAGAATGATCTCGTTTTTAATTATAGCGATTTTGCAAGCGTGGAAGGGAAAGACCTTTTAGTTCAATCCTTGGTCAGACGGCTGATGACGGTAAAGGGAAGCCTTTTTTATGCTCCCGAGTTTGGAAGCCGTCTCTATCAGTTTATTCAGGCTGGGATAGATTCTCTGGTGCTGGATAGCGTGAAGGCTGAAATCATTGAGACAGTGGAATCTTTTAACAGTGTGGTGCCTGAAACTGTGAAATGCAGTGTTTCTTATCAGGTGCCGGATATTATCACGGCGGAAGTCAGTTTTTATTTTTACGGATTGGATGATTTAGTCCGGCTCGGGATTGTGATCGGACGGGAAGTGTCGGCGGAGGTTTTGTAATGGCTTTTTTTGAGAAGACAAAAGATGAAGTGCTGGCTGAGGTTTTTTCCGAAGCTTCTGAAAAACTCGGAATCACTGAGTTTGTAGAGGGTGGAGACCTCAGGAATATCCTTGAAATCACGGCAGAGTATAAGTATCGGTTTTACCAGCTTTTGAATCAGGTGTTTGAGAACGCTTTTATCATGACTGCTTCGGGGTCGTGGCTGGATTTGAAGTGTGCGGAGATAGGGATTTATAGGACGGAGGCAGTCAAAACGAAGGGAACGGTGTTTTTTTACAGAAATACGGCGGATTCATCTAATATTGTGATCCCTGCTGGAACGATGGTGAAAACAAAAATCGATGTCTATGGGAAGGAATATCGTTATTTGACGACTGCGGAAGCGGTTTTGGAAGCGGATATAACGGAAATCGAGGCGGAAATCGAGTCAGAGCTGGAAGGTGTGTCTTATAATGTGGGGATAGACCGGATTACAGAGCTCCAGACTCCGATTGACGGAATCGACGGAGTAGAAAACCGCATAGGGTGGATCAGTCAGTATGGGGCTGATTCTGAAACAGATGAAAGCTTAAAAAATAGGTTCTTATTAAAATGGGGAAGCCTTGCCGGTGCCAATGAAACGGCTTATCTGAATTGGATTTCAGGAATATCGGGGATTGATCAGAAGATTATCATCCCTTTAAATCGAGGATTTGGAACCGTGGATATTTTTATCACTTCCACGGCTGGGAGTCCGAGTCAGGAGCTTTTGGACGAGGTGCAGGCGGTAGTGGATGAAAATAAGCCGCTTGGAATCAGCGTGCAGGTGAAGGCTCCTGATGAAGAACCGTTTAATATCAATGCTGATATTGTGATTTACCCGGGATATCATACAGGAACTGTGATTGATAGTGTGATTGAAAAACTTTCAAATTATGCCAATGCGTTAAAAATCGGGGAAGATGTGATCCGGAATAGGATTATCACTCAGGCGGGGACAGTGGACGGAGTGAAAGATATTGTTTTAAATGAGCCTGTCAGTAATATCACGGTGGCAAAGATGAAAATCGGCAAAATAGGGACAATCACAGTCAACGGCACTCAGGCGGGTGAAATCTGATGTTTTATGAGTATTTAAAAAACGATTTAGGTTTTCCTTTGATTTATCCGGCTCTGGACAGCTTGATTCAAGTGATTTCAAAGCCGTATGATGATTTATTTTCAGATTCTTTGACTCTTTTAAACGAGTTTTTCGCTTATCTTTGTGATCAAAATCTTACCAATTATGCCTTTGAGCGGGGTGTGGAGCCTTTTTTGAATGAACTTCCTGATATTTACAGGAAACGGATTGAAAACGCTTTTCAGATCAAGCGGTCGATGACAAAAAAAGAGATTGAAACGCTTATTAAAAATATCGTGCCTGAGAAAAACTTTGAGATCATTGAGTCTATGCTGGACGGTTTTATCATCGGGTTTTCAAAAATAGGGTTTGCCGTGATCAATCATAGTGATGGGTTTCAGGGGATTATTGTCCGGTTTTCAGACACTATTACAGAGAATGAAAGGTTTAATTTGGAAACAGTATTGAAAAAAATTATTACTGCCGGAGTGGGCGTGAGGGTGGAGGTGTTATGAATTTACTTAATTTTTACGAAGGGAAAGTCGTTAAAACCGTGGATATGGCAAAGCTTCAAGACAATATTCAAGAGGGTGATAGAAATATCGTGAAAGAAATACTCGGCTACGGGATAGGACAAGCTGAATCATTTCAACCGTCTATCAACGGATTGACTCTAACCCTTACCGCTCCGGCTTACGGGAATGGAGGCTATGCGTATGACGGCTACGGACGAAGAATCTCTCTTCCGCCTAACGAAACTCTGACGGTTGATTTTTCAGCTTATGCAGGGCAGACAATCAAATACAGCGTTTTTGTGAGAATCAAGAGAAAATATGAGACTCCTGAAGAAAACTATCAGGGAGAGACGGAGTATTTTGAAGAAAAAGAATACGCTGAGGCGTTTTTGAGCGTTTCATCTGACAGTAATTATCCTTTTTATGATATTTACGGAACTGTTTTACTCTTTGACGGAGATGCAGTTTTAGGCAGTGCTGGATTTGTGAGCAATACTTATAACTATGCCAGAAGACAGTTTTTAAACCCGAAAATCTTAATGAATGAGGTCTATCCGTTTACAGATATTTCAGATATGCTTTCCAGCGGAAATGCACGGAGGGGAGATGTCGGAGTAGTGGCTGACGATGGGGAAGGAAACTCAAAAACTTATATTCTGCGAACAGACGACTACTCGAAAATCGAAAACTGGGTAGAACTGAAAATGACCAATGCCGATAAACTGGACGGATGGCATTTAGCAGATATCCAGACAGGCTATACAATGGCAGTCAGCGAGGCTTTCGGGCTTCTCGTGAGCCAGCTCACAGACGGGACATTGAAACCGCATACGGCAGTCAATGCACAGAATAGTTATAGCAAGAGTGAGTCGGATTTAGCGTATCATCCTTTAAATAAAAAAATAATAGATGTTGCTGACGATGGTAGCTCAGCGAGATACGATAACCCAAACGACACATATCTAACAGGTTTTTTTGATACAGGAGTTGCTGAGGATGGAGATTATTTTTTTTATCAAAACATACTGAGTCATTCTGGAGGACATGTTAAACAAATTAAATATAGTTATTTTGCGAATGAAATGTATATACGAGGAAAAATAAGCGGAACATGGGGTGCGTGGAAAAAAGTAACCCCCGGCACGACTCCGGTGGCGTATCTGAAATATAACGGAGTATGCTCAGATCCAAATATTTTACTTGCAATAGAGTATAATGGTATTACTGGATTGGCGATGAACGGCGGGACAAATTATGATTTTACTCTGCCTGTTGGAGTTTATAAAATTTCCATACATGCAACAGCGAATAGTATTAACGGGAGTGTTTGGATGATGACATATCCAGCATTAACCGAGGTATTTAGAACGCCTGGAATGATTAATACAGGTTCTCATATAATATCAGGAGAGGGGGTTATTACTGTATCTACTCAAGGTCTTTATCGTTTTGCTCTGAGTTCTTCTGGCGGAAATTTAAGCGATGTGCGTGTCGTCATCGAAAAACTCGATTAATCGAGGGCGGTTATTCTTTATCTGTTTTATTATTTTTCTTTAAAAAACCTGATAAGATAGCAATAATAGAAGAACCGCCTAAAACCGCTCCTACTGATGGAACCCCGCTTATTGCTGTATAAACAGACAAAAAGCCGAAAAGGGCAGTCAGTAAGAAAGAGGCTAAAATTCCTATTCTCTCATTAATAAAACTTGATTTTACAATTCTTGTTTCTATAGAATGTCTGTGAGACTGTTCGTCAATAGCCATTTGAATAATTTTTTCAGCTGCACCCGGGCAAATCTTATTATACTGCTCCAAGTCGCTTGGGTCTGGAATCGGCTTTATAGAGATATGTTGGCTGTAATGACTGACTGATTGTTTATTTTGTTTGTGCATATTTATTGATCGCTGTTCTTATGTCGTTTCCGACTGCCTGAAAATCGCTGTAAATATTTTCTGAGTCTGTTTTTCTATTGTTAATACTAATATGATAATCAATAGATGGAAAATAAAAAAAACCGCTTAAAAATGATGGGGTTTTGATTGAGAAGGAATTGAAAATTGATTGAGCTTTCATATTTGATTCCTTTTTTTGTTTATTCAGATAAATAAAATTTACGAAAAAACCTTATTTTTGTCAATACCTTTTATTTCACCGCCTCTTCATCACCCTGAAAACAATCAGAAGAATCATTACAGGAACCATGAAAGCAAGGATGAAAAATCCGTAACTGAAAAAATAAACGAAGAACTGATGGAAAACAGACGGAAAAAACACGGCGGAAACAATGATAAAAAGGATGAGTGCGAAAACTATTTTTTTAATCAGCATGATTTAGAATATAACTTATTTTTTATGGAAAACTAATCTTTTTTTTTGTTCCAAATAATCTTCTACCGAAAGAGACTCAAGTAAAAGCGATTTATTTTCAATAGATACTTTATGAACCATGGAGGGATAAAAGGATTTTCTTTTGGCTAATTCATTTCTTGCAAGGCTGATAGAGTTTATTTTTAATGGTTGTAAAACAGAGGTCATAAACTCCTCCTTTTTTTTGTTTTGCTTTTATAAAAATATACCTAAAAACAAAGCTTGAAAAAAGGATTTTTTATTCTTGTCCCGACTCTAAATACAGTTTTGGAGGTGGCATGGATACTGTTTTTAAAGTTGCTTTAATTGTGGATATGGTGGATCGGATGACCCAGCCTCTGAAAAATATGAACTCGGTGATGGAAAAAACGGCTGAGATTTCCAAAAAAATGGCAGTGGCGGGCGGTGCGGGGCTTGCTATTTCAAACAGTTTTTTGAAATCGGCGGCGGATATCGAGGAGGCTACAACCTCGCTTCGGACAGTTATCACTCCGGCATACGGCACAATGGAAGAATCGATTGAAAAAACAAAAAAAGCATCTGAAGAATGGAGTCTTTCACATAAACAGACTGCGAAAGAGTTTTTACAGGCTTCATATATGATGAGTTCGGCAGGGCTCAATAGTATTGAAGCGATTGAGGGTACAAAAACTGCACTTGCACTTGCGACTGCTACAATGGGAAACGGAGTTGATGCTGCCAATCTCGTGGCAAAGATGTATAATAATTTTGGAGACAGGACGGCAAATGTTAATACTGAAATGGTTCGGCTTGGAGATACACTGGCGAAAACCCAGCAGTTATTTCAGATTGCGAATTTACAGCAGTTGGACGAAGGATTGAAATATGCCTCATCAACAGCTTTGTCTGCAAAAATCAGTTTTGAGCAAATGAATACTGTTATTGGTATGCTGAATACGGTCGGATTGCAGGGGTCGTTGGCTGGATCGGCATTTCAGCAGAGCTTGGCAAATATAACAAAAGCTTCAAAAACTCTTGGTTTTTCTATCAGCAGGAATGTGGACGGAAGTATGGATTTTATTGAAACTCTTGAAAATATTAAAAATACTGGTAAAACTTCCATGGATGACCTGAATAGGGCGTTTGGAATTGAAGGAGCAAGGGGAATATCTTTATTAATCAATAAAGTAGATGAATTAAAAAAGGCTTACGGAACTATTCAGACCGCAGGCGGAACACTATCTGACTCGGTTCGTAAAATGGAAAACTCCTATAATTCAATTGTCCAGAAAATGAAAAATAGTTTTTTCAATTTCGCGGTTACGCTTGGGAATGCGTTATTGCCTGTAATGACCCAGATAGCGGATAAAATATCGGCTGTTGTAAATATTTTTTCACGGTTTGCACAGGAAAACCCGCGGTTGTCGGCAACCCTGATTCAAGTTTTTACGGCTGTTTCAGGCGTGCTGGCGGTGTTTGGGTCTTTGGGGTATGTGGTCGGCAAATTGTCGGAACCTGTGATGAAGGGGATTAGCCTTATGAAAAAGTTCGGGCTGGGAATTGCGGGTGCTGGGATGAAATTAATCAAGTTTATCGGGATTACAGAGGCTTTGGCAAAAACTAAAGCCATGAGCGAGTTTATGCAGAATAACGCCTCTATGCTTGGAAAGTTTGACGGCTCGGTGATGTCGAGTATGCAGAAATTGAAGTTTTTCGGGAAAGAGTTTTTTAATCTTTCCAATATCATGAAGTTTAGCTTTATCGGGATTATTGTTTTATTGATTGTAAAATGGGACGAGTGGTCGGATGCTACCAAAGGGGTGGTGGTCGGTCTGGGGATCCTGATCGGTGTGGTCTGGGCTTTAAACGGGGCATTGTATGCCAATCCTCTGGTTTGGATTGTGGGGATTATCGGGCTGGTCATAGCCGGAATTTATCTTTTGATTAAAAATATTGATTCTGTGATCCAGTGGTTCAGGAAGCTTTATGACGAGTCGCCTATGCTTCAAGCCATGCTTCTGCCGATTCAGTTATTGGTGGAGGGGTTCAGCTGGCTGATTGATAAAATCTCCGAGTTTCTGGACTGGTTTGATAAAATCGGCGGGTTTAAGGGGCTGGATACTATGCTTAAGGCTAAGTTTTTCACAATGTTTTATAATGCGATTCAAAAAATAAAATCTTTGTTTTCCAGTATCGGTAAGTTTTTTGTCGATCTCTGGAACTCGGCGATTGATAAGGTGAAGGGTTTTTTTACTGATCTTTGGGAGTCGGTCAAAAAAATGTTTTCAGGCATAGGAGAGGAGATTGCCGGTGTGCTCTGGGGTGGTGCGGTAGGAAAGGTAGATAAGGCAGGGCAGACGAAAAAAAGGGTTGAAACTTATAACAGTATTTCAAAAGTCTATAGCACGATAACAGGGGTGAAAATCCCTGAAATAGAAGGATATGCGAAGGGGACTGACTTTTTTTCAGGTGGTGTGGCACTGGTGGGCGAGCATGGACCCGAAATTATGACCATGCCCCGGGGAACGAGTATCAGAAGCAACCCTGAAACCAACAGGCTTTTAAAAAATGTTCAAAACAACTCCAATCAGGTTTCAAAGGTGAGCGAGACAAAAAATTACAGCATAAAAATTGAAAATCTGAGCGTAAATGCAGATGATATTGAAAGTATTTCAGGATTTTTTAAAATGCTTCAAACCGCGGCGGGGGTGTCATGATTATTAATCAGCAAAACGAACCCTATCTTTTTATCAGCCCTGTCACAACCAAGAAAATGGAGGCGGATGTCAAAAAACAGCTTGAATTATTGCCGAAACGGTATAAGATCAAGGAAAATATCTTCATGCTCCCGATAGCGGTTCAGTCTGTCTCGGTGGCTGGAGAACTGATTTTTGAGGAGGCTCCGATTAAGCAGACGGGTAAGTCTGATATGATTGTGAAAGGGTATAAGGATAAGGAAATCAATATATCAGGCGTAATCCTGGACGACCGTTGGGAAGAGGGAACCAATAATAAACGCCCTTATCCGAATTACTACGACACGGCAGACCCCGGGAGCGGGATATTCGGATATTTTGAGAGAATCGGGTATAATGCCGTCCGGTATAATAGATTAGGCGTAGAAGATACTTTTGATACCAATCTCTGGAGACAAAAACGGTCAGTCAATGCCTACAAGCGGAAAGAACTGAAAATGGAAGAGTATAAAAATAAATACGATAAGTTGAAAATTATTGAGGCTTTTTCCAGGCTTTCATGGAAAGAACTCCCAGTCTCGTTTCGGATTTCAAGCCCGCACCTTGAAAACAGGAAAATCAAGACCGTTGTTTTTTCGGGGTTTTCATCTATGGAAGACAGCGAATCAGGGCATATTACCGTGGAGCTTGCCTTTATAGAATACGATCCGCCGAAAAAAGCGGAAGAGGTGAAGACGAAGAAAAAAGAAGAGATTGCAGTTGTGGGTATCGGGGACGAAGTGCAGACGGATGAAGAGTATTTTAAGGGCGTGTATGAAAACGCTCAAAGAAATTTAGCGGACAAGGCGGATAAGTTTGTGAAGGATTTAATCAAGTTTCCGAAATAGGGAGGAAGAATGAGACGGTATTTTCAGAGTCTTGAAATCGGCGGGAAAAGCCTTTCCCATCATTTTGAGTTTGAAATCGTGAGCGAAATGGGGAGTTTTTTTGAAACGGCTGAAATCAGAATCTTGAAAAACTATTATTATCAGTCCGCCCTCTCTGTATCGGCAGGGGACGAGGTGAAAATCTCATTCGGGTACGACAAAGAGTCAATTTACGAGCAGTTTCAGGGTAAAATAGAGAGGGGGAGCGAAAACAAAACTCATATCATTTTATTTGCCAGAAACTTTTCAGAACTCTCTGAGACAATGAAGAAAACCTATGAAGAGATTGAAATTAAAACGGTTTTGAATGAACTTTTAAACAAACTGGATTATTCACTGCCTCCGCTGAAGCTGAAAACTTTGATCGCAGACGGAAAGAAAATAGATATTGTCAAAAAAATAATCCGGACGGCAGAAGAGATCACAGGAAAGAAAATCTATTGTTATATTGATTATGATCAGATTGTGATTACAAATGAAATCAAAAAAAGAGAGTGGGATATCAGCCTGGAGGCGATCGAGACAGGGAAGATAATCAGGATCATCGGCAACCCAAATCTAAAACTGGGCGATACGCTTCTTTTCAACGGCGAGGCTCATCAGGTTTCAAAAATCCATAATTTCGGGTCAATCATGGTCTGCAGCGGGGTGAGGGGATGAATCTATCTGATTTTGAAAGCTATATTGAAGCAATTGTGAAACGGTTTCAGGCTCCTGTCAGGGCAAAGGTGATTAAAACCTATACGGAAAGCGGGAAGTATTATATTGACTGTAAAAAAATCAACCTGGACGGCTCAGACGGAAAAACAATCTATCCCAAGGTGGCTATCCCGAAACTCTGGGGAGGTGAAAAAGCCGGAATCTTTGCCATGCCGTCAAAAAATACAGAGGTAAGTATCGGGTTTTACGAGGGCAATATTCATTTTCCTTATATCATCAATATTATGGGGTCGAAGCACGACACAGCGCACAATGAAGACACGCTGATCATTGCCCTCGATCAGGCTGAAATCAGGGTGGAAAAAGAAAAGGTTTCAGTGAAATACAAAGATTCTGAAATCACAATCAAGGATAAACTGACGGTAAAATCCAAGGAAGGCGATTTAAAAGCATTGATTACAAAGCTGGTTGAGAAAATCATAGCGATTAAAACCGCCGGAAGCCCGGCAAATCATGTCCTTGACCCGTCCACGATTACAGAATTCAACACAATAAAAGACTCAGAAATCGGAAAGGTTTTTGAATAAGGAGGAATCATGGCGCTTGTAAAAGCAAACTTGAAAACAGCGATCAAAACGATTTTTGACACGATGAAAACCAGCGCAGAGACAACCCCGAAAGACGAAGACTGGCTGGCTGGAGAACTTGCAGATGCCATTGACAGTTATATCAAAACCGCAACGGTAACGGTAACCGTGCCGGCACTGGGGCTACTTGCTCCCACAGGTCCCTGCACTGGATCGGCAAGCGGGACAGGAACGGTGAGTTAAAATAAATATTGACTTGTATGTATTAAAATTATTATTTTTAATGTTAACAATCAGGTAGATTAATTTTCTACCTCCCCCGGTATTTAGGTATCGGGGATTTTATAAAAACAACCGCATAGGAAACTATGTCCCCAGTAATTTCGGTTACTGGGTTTTAAGAGAAATAATTGGAAAAAATTCATTTTTTTATCGATGGATATAATCTTTATCATTCTTTAATTAATAAAAAATATTCGCATTTAAAAAAATATAAATGGTTGGATTTAAAATCTCTGGCAAATAATCTTATTATGAAAAAAACTCAAATAGTTTCAGATATCTATTATTTTACATCATATCATTGGGATAATTATAAAAATAAAATAGATAGACATAAGGAATATATTAAAGCTTTAGAGAATTCAGGTGTTAAGGTGATATTTGGAAAATTTAAAGAAAAAACTAGGCGATGTTCAAATTGTAAAAAAGATTTTAAAACTCATGAAGAAAAACAGACAGATGTTAATATTGCATTACATTTATTAAACTTAGCTTATAAAGAAGAATATCACGGAGCATTTATATTAAGTGGAGATAGTGATTTAATCCCAGCGATAAAAAATGTAAAAAAAGAATTTTCAGAAAAGAAAATAACAATCATCCTTCCTCCTTTTAGCAGGTCTGATGAATTGAAGAAAACAGCAGATTATAATATAAAATTAAATGAAAATCATTTAATTAACAATCAATTTCCTGAAATGATAAATAAATTAGATGGAACTTTAATAAAAAAACCGAATCTTTGGTAAAAATAGTTATTTTTCACACATCATCATGCTTCTTTTCAAATTCTTCCAACATTCTAATAATAAAAGCGGTCATATTTCCTCTTTCATATTTTTTAGCAAGTTTTCTTATTTTTTCTTTTTCTTCCTGAGTTATTACAATTGTTAATTTAGTTTTTTCTTCAGTCATATTTAATCTACTTTATTGTTTTGTTTAAAATACTCAATCGCTTTGAAGATAAAAGCGGTAATATTTCCTCTTGCGAATTTATCAGCCAAGGATTGAATTTCTATTTTTTCTTCATCGTTTACAGAAAGATTGATTTGAGGTTTTCTTTTTGCGCTCAT